CCCGCTTGTTCAGTACTCCCAGTAGCGGCCGTAAATCGGGCCATCATCTGTTGCAATTGCAAGCCTGTTTGGATTGATGCAGTCCCAAGCTTAACTACGGCCATCACTGCTGCTGCAATACCACTAAGGAAGCCGGCTATCATAAGAGTACTACGTGATGTTATAGCCGCCAACGCACCAATTCGAGCACCAAGACCACTCAATGGCCCGATAGCGAGTACCGACGCTGACTGTAAGTCCCGTATAATTTCGTTGAAGCGGCCAGCACTCCTACCACTATGCATGGCACGTGTGAGTTCATTCACCTCACGTGTAGCAGTGCCCATAGTCTGCTTGAAGCGGATTATTGCCTGATTGTATTGAGCTGTAGTCAATGTACCACTACGCATTGTAGCAGACAACTGATTGTAGGCATTTGCGACCTGTTGTATCTGCGCCGGCGATGCCCTTACAACTTGCATACGTTGTTGTAAGTTGAGCATCTGCTGGAATGCACGAGCAGTAGCTGTGGCTTGTCTATTGCTAGCAGCTTCTGCAGTTGCAGAAGATAATGCAAGCTGCTTGTTTGCGGCCGCAGTGGCAAGAACTTGGCGAGATGCTTCACCCATACGAGCGTTGAATGCACCCATTACACGCTGGTACTGTAGAGCAGTCAACTGCCCAGAAGACATCTCCTTTGTGAGGATATTAAATGCTCTAGTGACTGCGCCTATTTGTTGTGTGGAATCACCTGTAGCACGCTGCTTTTGTTGCAGGTTTAAAGTTTGTTGGAAAGCTCTACGAATTGCAGCTTCCTGCTTTGTGAAAGCTGCAGTAGCTGCTTGTGCTTCCTGCGATATCTTACGAGCAGATTGGGAGACTTGATTATGAAAGCCCTGATACTGCTGAAGGCCTCTTCTAAGCCCCTCCGTCCGAGCATATAATTCAAGATCAATCCTACCTAAGCTCACTGCTATCTCCGATTCTTCTGTCGTAACTTAGCTTGTTGGGCTTGCCGTGACTTTTCAGATGCCTCAATCCGCATCAACCCAACCCATCGATTGAACTCGGGTACTGGCATCTGTTCAAGCACTTCCCATTCGAACTTGCCGAGATCCCGCGCGATTTCGAGGATTATCCTTCTAAAGGGCTTTTCTGGAGCTCCTCCGTAGACTTACCAGAATCAAGACCAGCCATCACATTGATAGCTCTCTGCAAATCGAGGAGGTCCTTACAGAAGGGCCACTGGAGAATTGCAGCGTGATCAGTATCCTCGAATACACGTTCATTGGTGCCTGGAACGTAGGAATACTTGATGATCATCTCGGTGGCGCGCTGTTTGGAATCCTTTTCAACATCCTTCTCGTTTCCGACGATTTCGTCAAGTGTAGGAGCGCGGAGTTCTACCGAAACACCGAAGACTGTAATCAACTTGGCGTCAATCTGGTGTCTGCCCAAAAGCTTCGTGCGCATTTCATCACGTGTTAATTGCTGTGCCTGTGTCATATTAAACTCCTGTGGCATTGTGGGTGGCTGTAGTTGCTATTGTCATGACCCGTATTGTAGCCTATCATCCGTATAGTTCACTGTGGAACATGGATTTCGGCTACAATACAGGTACATGATTCTTTATGATACGTACGTTATACTGTGGTTGCTACCCCCGTGCCCTGCATTTCGCAATTGAACACGTTCATGTCGGATAGCCCACCGCTGAGGGAGATGTCCGTGAAGATAACGGTTCCCTCTTTTCCATCGAGTGGAGATTGCGTAATCGCACCTTGTGGTAGATACTGCACAACAGTTGCAGCACTCTCCGCTAACCAGGCAGCAATCGCGATTTGGATAGCCGCTGCCAATGTGGTGGTTCCGGAATGCCTCCAATTGAATACTGTATTGATCAGGGTGCCAAATGGGACATTGAGTGACGCTGTAACAGTTTCCTCTTCCAACGCACCCACATTACCACTTTGGCCCGCACTTATCAAACGGAAGAATCCACGAGCTATGGATGACCCATCACCAGCAGGATCAACTTCGATGATAAGCTCACTGCGTGCGGCAAGATCCGCCGCAAGGGCTTCAGTTGCGTCGAAGACACCACCCATTTCGAGTTGGACTGTACGAAGCCCTGGGGCGAATGTTTTGTAGCCGCCGTTGCCTTGACATGTATCGAAGTCAGAAGTATCATTTGTATCCGCAGACATTGTCAGCGTGTAGCTGTTTCCTTTCGCGATAGCCGCGGTTGGGAGGTACTTCCCTGTTGCAGTTACGGCACCGGTTACAGTGTACGAGTCAAGGAACTTCACTCGCCCAAACAGGTAGTCGACCCATTCAACAAATGCAGTCTTATCAACAGCAGTGTCATAGAATGTTAATGTTTGACTCCGATCCCAGATCTCTTTGGTAGCGTCGGAGATCTTGTAAATCTGCCCTGATTCCAAAGCACATGCCTCTGCTGTAAAGGCGGTGGGAGTACCCTGCTTTTTGATTTCAGCAAGGTAGCCAGCAAATCCTTTGAAGATGCCGTTGGCTGTGACACCCCAGGAAATCAATCCAGGTGTGTTCGATTGAAACGTCTGCCCAAAAACTGTGTCCTCGATTTGTTCGGATTCCACCGAGAATTCACCCGTGCTACCAGGAAGCTCAGAATATGTTGAGCCCGCATCATCGGATAATTTGATTTTCTTTGCCATTTACATAACCTCCAAAACGGTAGTAGGTGTTAAAGTGATACCCTATATGTACCGCTTGCAGGCTGTACAATAAGGTTGTAGTTCAATGATAGCATTGGTCTTTCGTTATCGTCGTTACCTAACGCAAACATATCACCCATTTGGGTAATAGACACAATCCGTAGATCACCCATTGTTGCTGAAGTGATCCCTAATAGTGCATTCTTAACAGCTAAAGCCTTTTGTGCTGTCGGCTCATAATCTAAACGCTTTCCCCTGACAATAATTTGTATCGAGGGGAATTCCAACAAATACCTTGGATTTGCTGGTGCTCCTCCTGAATCCTTAATAACTATAGCACGATCGGGTAGCATAGGTTCTTGATGTATACCTATGTACCATTTTGTAGGATCGATAGTACCAAACTCGCCCACAGCTGCAGCCACCAAAATATCTTTGATTGCCACAGTTACTAACGTTGCCACTTCAGCAATTTCCTTGGTTATCCTGAAATATCAAAGTCTGCCGTATCATCAATTGCACCCACGGCAGCCAAATATTTCTTAAGGTATCGCGTTACACGCGGTACAATTAAGTGTTGCTTCCTTTCAACAGCAGCCTGCATAAACTTCGCTTGTGTGGGTGGGCGATGTTGTAAGTCCAACCGTTCATGCACAATTGCTGCATACGCAGGATTCCCACCTTTAGCGTATCCAATGTTAGCGGATACCCCACCAATAGTGGGTTTCGTAATTAAATAGTGTGAACTCCTTAAATCACCTGTATCCACGGGTACGAGCTTCTGCGCCTCTACGGATATTGGCTCCAATCCGTAGCGAAGCGCATCTGGTGTCACACGCGCCAATCCATTGATTATGCTGCGCAGTTCCCCTTCATATTCCTTAAGAGCTTTAGCTACCTTACTCCCGTAAGCAGCTTGCCACGGGTCACCAACATTGCGGTAGAATCGCTTTCTTCCTACACCAATGTTAACAGTTGCTCGCATTAAAGGAATGCCTTGCGTTGAACAAACCCACCACGAAGATCTGTATGCTTGTTAAACTGCTTAACTCGAAGAGGCGTTGTGGCACCTGCGGTTACGGGTGTTGTAGGATCAGATACTGCTGAGAGATCACCTTGAGCCACGTAATCACCGACACCAACATCAGACGCCAAATATATAATAGCGTTGGATGTTTCTTCCTCACCATCGGCATTGCGGAAGAGTTCGCTGCGTGCTTCATATCGTGCAGCAATGAGTGCCGGCGCGGCGTAGGAGAACCCACCATATCCGTTGTTTCCGGTTAAGGCCCAGTGTGTAATCTGATCCTTAAGGTTGCGTGTTTCAAAGCTCATACTATACGATCCTGAACTCTGCGCGTTGCTCTGTACTTGTGGCAGCACGTAAAGTCCCCGATACGTCAAGAGCTAGTGCCATCTGTCCATATCGTGTGCTATTAAGGCCAGCTTTAAAGACATCTGAATACGTTTCAGCAGCATCACCTGTGCCACTACGCACCAATCCACCCCGTTCGTCAGTTAGAGCCACTAAGTGGGCCGCTAAATACAGCTCAATCTTAGTTAACATGGATGCTGATAGCTCGGCATCAAGGAGATATTCATCAACAAGCAGGGTGGCTGTATCGATGAAGTTGGATAGTATAACAGCATCAGCAATTGATGTTGTTATAATCTCCTTTACTTGGTCTGCCGTAACACGAGCCATTTAAGTCACCTTTACTCCTTGGATTTCGTTTGGATTGCCGACTTTTTCTCTGTTGGTGGGACTTTCTGGTTGATCCTTCCGGCCTCAGTTGCTGTGGCTTTCAAGTCATCGAGAGCATCCTGTTGTGCTTGGGCAGCAGCTTTCTGCGCCTCGAATAACTTGAGATCACCGAGACGATCCGGGAATGCTGCCGCAGTAGTAATCCTTACTACGATAGTTTCACCCGGCATGGCTGACTTGTGTTTCTTCCCATTCACTTCGTCAGCATCATACCAATAGAAGGGCTTACTTCCTAGAACCACCCGCTTGACAATTGGTTCACTTCTTTGTGTTTGTGCGTTCATTACTTTACCTCACGTTGATGTTAGCGCCTCATATCAGTGGTATGCTGCATTCTTTGGCTGTGGTGCAGTATACACGTAACATTTGGCGATTGGTGTAATGGTATTACGAGAAGTGAGCCACCCCACTTTGGTTTGTCTGTGTTGAACGTATCCGCGGCACCATTATTGCCAGTACCTTGAAGTTGAACTGCATACCACCCTGGGATTCCCAGGAGACAACAGTCGGCTGTATACCAACCACTTCCTGAATCACATCATTGGATAGTTGCGTCAACACGACGGCACCAGCAGTTACATCCTTTGAAGGTAGGATAAATTGAATACCCTCGATTTCCTTCAACCGCTGCAGAATGGTTTTGTCGCTTTCGGTTTTGAAGTCATCCATCATGCGCAGGAAGGCAGCATTGGTGACGAACAATCCATACGGACCATACATATTGTCCGTCTGGCAAGCAGATATCATGGCGATGATATCAGTTACCATTTGTGCACCGGTAGCTGCGGTATCCCAGTTTGCAGAGACTGAACCCGTGTTGCGGTAAGTATGGTTTAACAGGCCGGGGATGGTATTACCTTTCACCGTAATGGCGTGCCCGGTAAATACCATTGCTTCGATTGCTTCGGTCACCAGGGTTGATGCCATCGTCACCTGAGCAACATCCAACGGAGTACCAAGCTTACGGGAAGCTTTCAGATGCCGGATGTTCAGGTGGAAATCCTTGTGCACGATGGGCAGTGGCAAGGATGCGTCTTCGAAATTCAGACGATCCCCTTGTGCTGGTGTGATGCCGCTCATTGATACCTCAGCAGGCGTCATGTCACTCACAGTTTCCCACTGTAACATTGTTACGCCGAGAGCATCGGGGACGTTGAATCGCAGATTTCTGGACAGCAGTGCTTGCACCGCTACCAGCCGTTTGCGGGCTATTTCGACGAGAACCTCGTCAAACATCAGCCATTCTTCCTTCCGTAGGATGTCATTGGTACGTAGTGCGTTGATGTTAAAGTTACACTCCATCAACCGTTGTGCAACGGTACCATGAGCAACCCCGTTGGAAATAGTGTCGATTTGTACACCGTTCATAATTGCATTTCCTCTTGGTTACGTGTAATTGAAAGGGCCGTTACAGGACTTCAACCTTGATGCGCGCGACAGCACCACCGGCGGAGTTATCAACTGCTTCGAGGGCTACTGCTATTGGCAAGAAGGCACTGAAGGCATCCAGAGTTGTTTCGTCAACAAACGCACCGATAGTAGTCAGCGCGGTGGTGTTGCAGGTAAAGGCAGTCGATGTTGGGGATGCAACAGTAATGTACCCCAGGGATACATTATTGGCGTCCACTGCAGGCAGAGCCGCTAAAGCGAGCGCAGCTGTAGTGTACACTTGATCCGCTAAACCACCACCAGGCTTCGTTGATATCGTACCCGCAGCGTCAATCTGCACACGCCAGATACCATACTTGATACCGGCTCCTGCGGCAGCGTTAACGGTATCAGCTGCGGTGAATTCCAAGTTGTCAGTAGCAACCTTGGAGTACTGCGCACCACCTATCTTGAAGATTGCGGTGGTTGTAGTCTTGAATTGATCCGCCGTTGCAGAGATCGCCAGAGTACCAATGTCGTACAGACCATCCGCATCGGCGCCGGCAGTCAACTTGCGAAGGGTACCATCACCGGCAGATTCCAGTTTATCCCCAATGACGAGGGCAGCGGCAGCGGCAGCAACGAGTGCGTTGATTTCAGCACCCCGTTCCATCACGTTGTACAGCACATTATCAGCTGCTGCATAATCGACATCGATATCGTCACCAACGACTTCGTTCTCGACGGCGTACGCACTTTGGGCGTACGCACCCGCAGAAGCGTGTTTTCGGACTTTGTTAGTGGACATCAATTCCACCAGCATTCCAGGAGTGATGGCAGCATTCGCGATGCGTTCCTTACGGATGCCATTGCCCTTTAAAATGATTGCGTTCGACATAATATTTATACCTCAATAGTCGGATTAAAGAGTTGTGTTTGCCTTGTTGCCTTACTGCCTTACAGCAGCGGCGGGGGCAGCAGCGAGAGCTGCAAAGATGTCAGGCGCAGGAGTGTACTTCTCTTCACCTGCGTTGGCTGTTACGGTTCGAGCAACACCCGCACCGGTGTAATCGTCAGCTTCCGGGAGCAACGAAGCAATTGCTTGCAATTCGTCGATGCCCTTGGCTTTCAATTGATCGGCCGTAAACTTGTTGCGTGTGTTTGCCGTTATTACGGCAACCAATGATGCCTTCTGAGCCTCTTGAGCCGCAAGTGCTGATTGTAGCACACTCTTGACTTCAACGGGGGCCTTCTCTAGGAATTCCTGTACACTCATTGACTGAGTGGAAGGAATTGCAGCCGCAGGAGCCGCCACAGGAGCAGGGGCCGCCGGAGCCTCAGCCACAGCAGGAGCTGCTGATACCTTGGGGATCATCTTTTTCAATACGGATTCATCCAACGCCATTAAGGTGTTGTTATCCTCCTGCGTAAATTCCGTGGCCGTGTTATCGATGATGGCCTTCACGAGTTCTGTCTTGTTCATCGCGGGTAATACCTCTGGGTTAGGGGTTGGTGTATTATTCGTCTTTATTACAACGGGTAAAAATTGCGTTATTGGATGGACTTGTGTACGTTCAGTCGATATAGTGATTACTCCAGTAGTGCCATCAATACTGAAGTCACGACTCCATAATTCTCCATTTGAACCACTCTCGTATACAACGTGGTCAGATTCACCTGTTGTGCCACGAAAGATGGCCACAATCCAGAAGAATTTGTCTGGCTCAACTTTTGCAAGCCCAGCATTTAAGGCTGTTCTTGTGTCGTGATCACTTATGCTCGTACCGGTGCTATCTCTGAATGAGATTAAATGCCCGATAGAAGTCATTAACTGCTTAAAGAACCCCCTGTCGGCTCCGTTGGGTTCTACTGTTGCTATACCAGCGCGCTGAGCCATAATAAAGTCCCCAGAACCAAGACGGACTGCGACTTGGCCTGGGGGGAGTGCAGCACCACTGACACGAGGTGCACCACAGCCATCGGCCACACTACACGCCCCAATCATTCCTTCAGGAAGGATCGCTAAATGGTCTGGAACTATGTTTCTCCAGATACCTTGAAATTCTTTGCCATCGGCAAGGCCTGTGGCAGCCTCCAACTGCATAAAAAGTCCTGTGGACACTTCAACCATTGAATTCCCTTCAAGAAGGCGTTGGACATTCGTTTTGAATTCCTCGCCGAGTTCCTCCACTCTTTTATTATTTATCCACAATTCCGTATGTAATTTGTCCTCCTTGAGCTGCGTGTTGAAGATTTGCCCAAATGCACGGTTTTCTACGATCCCCGGGGAGTTTGCGCTCACGGGAATACCATCCATCTTAGGATGATCGAGGACGATTGGTCTGCCATCCCATCCTGATGGGAATCGTCCAAACTCCGACGCGAGCGCTAACTCGGGTTTTGGTGCATTTGCCGGATGGATAACACCCTCTTTAAGGATGATTGCGGGGATGACTGTATATGCTTGTCCAGCAAGAGTGCTGGTACGAATAGCGGCCCGATCGGGCTCTGCCAGAATTGATATCATCATAGGAGTTGCAATAGATGTACTCCGATCCGGGATCGCGGTTGATGTATCTGTTCTTTGTGTTCGTAGCATATCGAGTATTCCTCGGCTTATCTTAAAAATTGTGTGCCGTCACGTTGTGTATCCAACGTAATATATAATGTATAAATACGTTTACGCTTCCATAAAGACCTCCCCAACAATTAGGGTGCATACCCTACCTACGTATGTGTAAGTCATTGTACGTGCTTTCTAATAATAACATAAATGCGGGTGTACTTTCAAGCCCCTATTGAAAATATATTTTATGGACAACCAATTATTAGGTGATACTTGTTATATTTGCAGCCAGTGTATTGTCATCGGCTGCGGTATTAGCGTTGTCGTCGTCATTAGACGTACTCCCTGGGGGTAAGTTAGCCCGTGCACTCTTACCTTTGCCCACACCACCAGCATCGCCAGCACTTGGATTGTTTGGATCGTCAGGATTAATCTGATCCACGAGGTCATTCTGATTGATTTTAGCCGTTGGAAGAGCCCCCTCCAACTCGATAATCTCGCGGGCTTCCTCTTGTGTAGTGATTTGCATTGGTGTTTTTGAACCTGTTTGACCTGCCAAATTTGTGACAGCACGTGCTCTTGCGGCCATTGTTTGTGCGCGTTCGAGAGGATTCATGCGAAATGCTTCTGGCCAGAGGTATTTTACGTTTTCCTGCGGCAAAACACCAGCATTTTGCAGGTTTTTGATAGTTGGGCGCAGGATAAATGGCTCTGCGTGGAGGGTTCTACGTTCCATAATACGCTCCGCCCAATTAGCTCTGTCCTGCTCCGATGCTAGCTGGCCTGCTTCAGCCCCCAGCAAAATGCGCTTTGGGATGCCTGCAGTGCCTGCTAAAAGGTCCATTAACATGTTGAAAACCGTGCTTGGATCAGGCGGTTGGGAGGATAGCGGTGTTAATTTTACCCCTCTTGTCCGTATAATCCTGCGTAATTCATGCTGATATTCCGTAATTTCATCAGCCAACGCAGCGGCATCTGCTGGTAGCAGCTCCATATCCTTATCAATATCAGCCTGCATACCACGGTTGGATGTCAACCAATAGGTTTCTGCTGTGCCACCGGCTACTTTGAGGATATCATCAAGAAGATTATATGTCTTCTCGATGATAGGCGTACTGAATACCATATCCGTGAGAGGATTCTCCACAATATGCACACACCTACTGGCATGAGTAACAAATGGTTGTGCACCTACTTTAGTAGAGATTGTCCCTTTCTTGTACGATGTTGTTGAGGGATCATCAAAAGCAATTTTGTATATGTCTGGCTTCCCAAATGTTGCTTTTGTGGGGTCGGCTTGAAATAGGATTTCCTCTACTTGATTCTCAATGACGGGCCTTATATAGAGAACACTCCGCTTTACCCCAACGTGGCCGGCGGTAATTGGAGATTGCGCATCACCACCACTGTAGCCAATGAGTATAAGAGAAAATCTACCCAGACGTGACAGTTTATCAGCCATCATCATAACATTCCATATGTTATGGTTCTCTACAAGATCTTGCCATGCTTTTAGAAATTCTGGTGATGCTTCAATCTTAGGAGAATTGCTCCATGTTGCGACGGGTGGAGCGTCTACCAAGCGGGATGCAATATCCTGACGTTGATATTTTGCTACGAAGTCATTGCAGGTTAAAAGAACTTTATACCCGAAGACGGCATACAAATCCCTTTCGCCATCAAATTGAAGGCCTGCTCTAATAGCAAGCTGCAATCTAGTAGCCATCATACTTAATGTGCGTATTAAACCCGACTTGCTTGCATCATTAGTGGCAAGTCCACCTTTTGGGGATTGCTTTTTCATCGCCATGTGGCTCCTGTGATTAACTGTTTATTAGGAATTTGTGAATATGTTCGAATAACACCCGTATTAGTAGCTTGTTGCGCTTCTCTTCCCCAAACCACACTGCCTCTACGCCCTAATACAAGCTTACTATATGCTAAAGCGCCTGCTGCAATTATATCATCATGTTCCGCTGTCGGGAATCCATTCAGTTCCTCTCGGAATTTTGCATTCCAGGGGGCTCTTACACAATAAACATTGCCTGATTCTACTGCGGCCAGGAATGGTTGTGCTCTAACCTCCAGTGGGCCTGTAGCTCGTTCCCCTTTAACTGAAAATCCTGGAAGGATTTGTGTTGTATAATTACTGATCACAATCTTACCTGCGCTTCCTGGCTCCTGCTCAAACCAAATGGGGACTCCATAACCGTCAGTATTGGCTGTTGTCTCCAATAATTTGTCACTTCTCTGTGGGGAGAGCTGATCGTGCTGTAAATCCTCAATGAAAATTTTACCGTTATCTAACCCCAAATGCATCTTCAATCCAGCTGTAAAGTCACCAGCACCTTCGGTAGCTGCCATATCCCATGAACGTACTGTCTTACGTCTGGCTAATGGTGGGAGCTCGTGAGCGTCAATATACTTTAAATAGTTTCCTAATTCGAGGCCGCCCATGCTGGCTAGCGGGCGTTGTTGATATAAAGCATTCCACCAATAAGTGCCGAGAGCACTCTTGATATCCATTAGTGCTTCCATATCATACCGTTCTGGCCACAAGGGCTCGCCCACTGCACGCCCTAATGGATCGTTTTCGTATGCAAGTGCTGGGAGATTAATAACTAGCCACTTACCAGGCATTTCGTTAGTAAGATGTGCAATCATGTCGTCACAATCCCATCTCGTCGCAAGAACAATAACACTTGCACCAGGATTTAAG